CATAGCCTCAAAATAAGCGTTACTCAGTAGGCAGTGAACCTAAATATAACACCAAGTACCACCAAACCATTAAACCCTCTGTATCGCCTTCTACAAGCCTTTCCATAATATACGAAAATAGGACACTAAAGATGACCCACTCACTGACTTTGAACCGTTTTATGAATTCCATATCATTATATGTGCAGATTACTATATATACTCGTGTCTAGCTAGGTGGCTTGTCATAGGGGGGTGGGGGTAGGTGGGGTCATTCTCCTAGTAGTGTCTTAAGCTTTTTCTCTAGTTCCTCTTTGATCTGATCAGATGATCTGGAGTCTTCTACTGAGATATCAGAACTGAAGAGCCGAACATCCTTAAGCTTGCCCAGTAACTCCAAGGCTCTGACTCTGGAGGTCGGACTGCCATGTTCAAAGTCGTTTGCCTCACGTTCCAAGCCTGTAATTATTTTGTGTGATCGATTGAGCGACTGAGTCCGCTGACGTTCTTCTAGTTGTCGTTTCCTGTCTTCGTAAATAGGGGCGATATTGGGGCGATGAAATAACGTGAAAGCCTCTTTGCGAATGTTAGCCTCACTGAATGTTCCTTTGCTACAGTCGTATGATGCCTTGTAAGCATCTGTTAAGGTCATAGGGTTATCTACTCCTATGCCTAGGACGCAATCAATAAACTTAGACTGCTTAGCAGTCAGTCGGAGCCGTGGTTTTGCTTTGCCTTTTACGAGCTTTAATTTGGGTTTTTTTCGGTCTGTCATGGTCTAAAATCTCCTCAAAAAGTGAGCGATAACTTTTCTGTAATAGTCCTATATAGCACTGAAAAGAACAAAAGGGCAACATCGTTTTAAGCGTCATACAGAGCCTTTATATCGTTTTAGGTGTTCTGGGTCATTAAATCGCTTAACACCCACTCAGTGACGCTTATCGTCCATTTTAGCTTTTTTGGTTCAAAAAAAAAATCCTTTAAAATCAATGACTTAGCAGTTCAATTTCTGTACTTTTAGACATTTTGC